TCATGGGTCAAGTCCTCATGGTTTTTAAGAAATGGTCGCCTTGCCCAAGGGCGGGATGGGCGGGAATGTCGGACGTCAGAACCGGCGCAGCAGAACCTGCGCATAGATCTCGGTCCCGATATCGAGGGCCAGTCCCTGGCCGTTCGTCGCTTGCGTGTCGGAAACGCGATATTCCAGCCGGTATTGCTTGCCGGCGGAAAGGACACAGGCCCCGGAAGAAAGGGCCGAAACCCCGGCCCCGGAAGATGCCGCGGCCGGAGAGCCGATCCCCGCCTCAACCGCGTCGGTAATGTTCCAGATCCGGCATTTGCCGACCCCGACGCGATGGAACACGGACCAGAATTCACACAGGCAGTCGGCCGTGACAGTGAATGCATTCCCCGCCAGGCTGACAAACCCGGAGAGGTCGGACACCTCGGCATTGAGGATGCGCGTGTACCATGCGCCCGCTGTTGCGCCGCCGGCGTTCACGCCGGCAGCCCGCCTGTCCTGCAGAATGGCGAAGGCGCTGGCATCGGAGACGGCAGCCGAAACGAAGGCCGTGTTGGCGGCCCTGGCGGAACTGTCCCCCTCCGGGGCGGTCGGCACGGTGGGCGTGCCGGTGAAGGCCGGGCTTGCAAGATTGGCCTTGGCCGCAAGCCCAGAGGTCAGGCTCGCAGTCATGCTCGAAAGGGCAATATCGACGGCCGCCTTGACGAAGGCGGTGTTGGCGATCCGGGTCGTGTTGTTCCCGACGGCTTGCGTCGGAACAGTCGGGTTGCCGGTCAGCGCCGGACTGTCGAACCCCGCCTTGCCGGACAGCGCCGAACTGACAGTGGCGACGAAATTGGCATCATTGCCGATCGAGGCGGCAAGCTTTGCCAGCGAATTGAGCGCGGTTGGCGCGGTCGAGACGATCGCCGCGCGCACCAGTTGCACGAAGGCCGTGGTTGCGAGCTGCGTCGTGTTGGTGTCCACGAGCGCGGTCGGCGCCGTCGGCGTTCCGACAAGGGCCGCGCTGTCCAGCGGCGCCTTGAGCGCGATCTGCGCCATCAGGTCCTCGACCACGCCCGCGCCTGACAGCGCGGCTTGCAGTTCGGTGATTGTCGCAATCGCACCCTCTGCGTCATTGAGGAAGGCCGAAAGCGCCGCCTGGACATGGCCTGTGGTGGCCAGCGTGTTGTTGTTGGTCCCGACCGGCTGGGTCGGCGCAGTCGGGCTTCCCGAAAAGGACGGGCTTTCCAGCGCCGCCTTGACGGCAAGGAGACCAAGGATAACGCCGACATCCCCGTCGATCGCGGTGATTGCCGCCACAAGCCTGTCCACGTCGAAGGACGGCTTGTTGCTCTTGTACGGCAGTTCATAGCCGCGATTGACGGTTGCGTTTTCGGTTGCCATCGGTCGGACCTCAGAAGGTGAAGGAGCGGAGATCCGCGATTGCGGGGCGGGCCGCCGGCGAACCGGTCAAGGCAAGCTCGAGCCGACCACCATCGGCGGCGACATGCGCCGGGATGCGATAGGTGTATTCGGTAAAACCGCCATCGATCGCCACGGCCGAGACGAAGCTTGCCGCGACGAATGTGTCGTCATTGGCATCCGCCTTGACCGTCACCGAAGACCCTGTCGGCAGCTGGCCGGAAAAGACAACGTCGAGCTGAACCGGATTGCCCATGGCAAAGGCCAGGCCCACATAGCGCCCGGTCGCCTTCATCTTGCCGAAGATCACGCTGATGTCCGGAGAAAGTACCGGCGACACCCGCGCACTGCCCGAGAGCACGGCCGAGACCTGGATCGTTCCGCTGAAGTAGTCGGCGAGTTCCAGCGTCTGGTCAGCCGCCACAGTATAGGTCGTGTCGCCCACCTTGACGCTGAACACCACCGAGCACGAGGCTTCAGGCAGAATGATGTCGGCGCGGATCAGGATGTCGGAGACGTCGACCGCGGCAAAACTGCCGATATTGATGGTCTTCGTCAGCGGTGAGAACACCGGCGCAAGCGCCCTGAATGTCAGGTCGCTATCCGGATGCGCCACCCAGGTCTCACCATTCGAGCCGGAGAACCGGTCGCCGGTGATGTAAGGTTGGGCCGACACCCATTTCTGCGCTGCCGTATCGAAATCGCCGAGCGTGGCGATCGCGATCGAGTGTTCCCCGTCGTCGGTGCGCACCACCAGAGCCACATAGGTCGAGGGCGGGATATAGACGGGAACCGGGAAACTCACCTTCGACCAGGCCCCGGTCACGACGGCAGCCATGCCGAGCCGAGCCGTGGCAACGACGTTGCGGGTCGGGAAACCGTTCTCCAGTGTGACGATATCGACATCGACCGGGTTGGCACGGGCGCCGATCTTGCAGAACCACAGGTTCACGGCGGAAACGAAGCGGCCCTCGGTCAGAGCAAAGCTCTGTGCCTGCGGGTCGCTGTCGTTATTGCCGCTGCTCCCCTCGCCGCCCCCGCCGATGGCAATGGAGAACCGCTCGAGCACCGTCGTCGTCTGCACTGTCGTCGTTTCGAGACGCCCCTCGCCACGAAAGCTGGTGCCGCAGGAAAGCCCGGCCGCACCGGTCGCACGCACCGACTTGGTGCCGGCCGCGACATTGGTGGGGATGGTGAAGGTTCCGGTCGCTGTGCCTTCGGTATCGGCCACAACCGTGCCGGATCCCGGGTGGACGTCGATCCCGTCGAAGGTCAGGCTGCTGACGATTTCACCGGCGCCGAGGCCAGTGATCTCAAAATCCACGTCGATGGGTCGAAGGAACGGCAACCGCTCGCTGTCGACCGTCTCCGAAGTCATTGTCGAGCGCACGCGGCTGCTATTGCCCGTCCCGAAGACGCGGGTCACGTCCGACAGGGTGACAGTTTCTGTCACCGTCCAGAAGTCACTGGCCGGCGAAATCGTCATCCTGGGCGGAACGGGCGCAAAGTTCATGTAGGGGTTGATCTTTTCGCAGGCCGTGCGCAGATCCTGCGCAATCAGAACACCCTCCGTGAAATCGAGCATGCCGAAGGCTGGAAGCCGGACCTGATGCACGGTCGGCTCGATGGCCAGCTGCATCGTTCCGTCAAAACAGGCGGCATCCTGCACCTCGCCGAGATCGCGACGGCTGTCGTCCCAGAAGGGGTCGGTGAAGATGCCGAGCGTCGGCCCGGCGGCGCGCGCATTGGCGTCGGATTTCAGCCGCTCCAGCAGTACCATGTCGATCGCCTGCGCCAGGCGGTTCTCCAGCTGGTTCAACCGCCGGAAGCTGAGCGAGCGCGTTCCGTTATTGTCGATCGCCGGCTTGCCGTACCAGTCGTTCCTGACGACACACAGCGAAAGAGCATCATCCGGTTCGGCGGGCGGGTGCGGGTTTTCCGGCGAGGACAGCCCGCGCAGATAGCTGAGCGATCCGTCCGAGGAGATCAGCACCCGGTCATGGCGCGGCAGCTTGTAGTCATAGCCGATGAACACATCCGTTCCGGTCACGCCGCCCGAAACCGTCACGGTCGTCGCGGTGAAGCTGTCGGCGATGACTGAGTCGAAATAGCGATAGGTCACCGTATAGCTCGATCCGGCCGCAGGCTCCGCCCCGCCGGGCGACCAGTCCACCGCGTCGCCGTTGCGGACGTAATCGGTCGCCGCCACATAAGTCGTCGACAACTGCTCGACCTCGATGATCGAGACGACACCGTCGTCGGGCAGCGCGTCGACCGAGCCCGCGACACCCTTCGTCAGTGTGACGGTCTTTTCCTTCACGACGATCAGCGTATTGATCGCCGCGATCGGCGGGCGGCGCACGGTGAGCACCGCCGTTCCCGATCCACCGTCGGAAAAGCTGTGGGTTTCGAGATCGACGGTCCCGAAATCCGGATCTTCCTCGACCTCAAGTCGGTTGTCGACCGGACGGTTGACCTTGGTGCCCAGCACGTTGCACACGCCGGCGGCAACAGAGAAGATGCGGCTGAGGCCGTTCAGTCCGAGCGCCGTGACCTGGGAGCCGCGGACGATGTAATTGCCGTGAGCGTCGTTGTCGTAAAGGCCGATCTGCTTCTGCACGCCGGTCAGAGTCGGTGGCGCGCTCTGGGAAATTACCGAACCTTCGCGCAACAGCGCATAGCGATAGAATTCGCCATCGCCGCCATCGCCGTCGAAAGCCCATGTGACGGACATGGTCGTGCGCACGGCACCATAATCGCCATAGCTCTCGGTTCCCGGCACAAGTCCATAGAAGATCGCGTCGTCGTCCGCAGTGACGGGCACGACGACGACACGCACGCCGAGCTCCACATCGCCAGTCATCGGTACGGCGGTGAGCGTGGCCGCATCGACCGCCCGCGGCGCCCCGCGCAGGTAGATGGAACCTGCGGTGATCAGCACGGTTCCGGCCCCGGCATCGACAATCACGTCGCCACCGGACAGGCGATCACCGTCGGAGGCAACCAGGTTGCCGATCTGCCGGCGCTTGCGCTCCTCGGTCGAGAAGGCATCGTTGAAATCTGCACCTTGCGCGAAATCGCCCTCGCCGAACCAGACGCGGTCGACCTCCGGCCGGACCGGGGTACGGTCATGGACATTCGCCAGCGCGGGATAGGCGCCGGTGTCGAAAACATTGGTCATGGATCTGTCCTGTTATCCGAGCGAAAGCGCCGGCTTGGCAAAGAGCACCGGCACGATCTGGATGGGATCGATGGTGAGCGTGACCGTAATCGTCTCGCGGACGGTCTTCTGAAACGTCAGCTCGAATTCCGTGAGCCCGACCACCCGACCGGGCGAGGCAACTTCGTCCGGCGACAGCCAGGCCTTGAACGGCTTGACGCCGTCATGAACGACAAGCCCGTAGACAACGGCAAGAGTGGCGGCAGTTCGTCCTGCCCCATCGCCGAAACCGGTCCGGACCGTATAGGAGACCGTGATCAGGTCCTCACCTTCAGTCAGGTTCTCGGCCGAGCGGATCACCCGCGCATAGCCGATGACCTCATCATCGCGGTCGAAGAAGGCGACATGGGCCGTCTGCTGGGTCAGCAGCCAGGACTTCACCGTGACCTCGGAACCCATCATCTCCCAGGGGATGGTCACGTCTTCCCATGAGACAGAGGACGGCCACATCCCGGAGGAGAATTCCTCGAAGTCCGCGTTCCAGCCGAAGCTTTCCCAGTCATAGACCGTGTCGCTCGTGGCCACGGCATGCATCCGCCCATGGCTCCACTTGACTGATCCACCATCGAGCCTGACGCCGGAACTGTCGCCGATAAGGGCCGCTCCGAACCGGCTGTTGCTGAAGGTAAGGCCCCTGACGTCATAGCCGTGATAGCCGCGGAACATTTCCGAGCGCGCCGGATCTGAAAGCCCCGCCAGGTACTCGGCATCCGTCAGGCGCTTGACCTCGTCCTGCCCCGGCAATTCGCCCATGCCGACCTGGTAGAGGTGCCAGCGACGACGACGCCGCGCCCGGTCCTCAAGATAGGTGGCATGGTAGCCGATCCAGCCCAACGCGAGCGCTAGGCCGGCTGGCGTCCCACGGATGCGCTGCCAGGTGCGACCTATGTCGATCAGGTCTTCGACCGTGTCGAAATAGTCGGCGATCGGTCCGAGACCGTATTCCAGCACCAGCCACGGCGCCACGCTCGCATTGAGCGGGCGCTGGTAGCGAAACCCGCGCACCGCCTCGATCGCCGGCAGAATGATCTCGGCCGGATCGGTGGAAATGCCAAGGCTATCCTCGAGCACGGTCCTGTTGTCGGGCAGAAGGCTGGCCGGGCTCACCGCAGGCGGCCCCTGTAGGTGAGCGAGATCGTGCCGAACCGTGCCGCCGTATGGTCATCGACCACGACATCGGAGGCCATGGAAAGCTCCACCTTGGCCACGCCCGATGCCATGAGCCGCGCCTGAACCCAGCTGCGATTGATGTCGAAGCCGATCCCGCCTTCCGTATCGAGCGCCGTCCGCAGCCCCTGCTCCAGGCCATCGAACACTGTCGTCGGCGTTTCCGGCAGCAGCCAGACGTCGGCAGTGAGGTCGACCGTGATCTTCGTCGCTGCGACAACCGAGACGATGTCGTTGATCGAACGGACGGATGGCGACGTCACGGCGGCGCTCACCAGCGCCAGCAGCTCGGCCGACGGCACCCCGCCCTCGTCAGTCGAGAGAACGGCGATCTCGATCTCCGGCCCGGCACCCGTCCGATAGACCGCCACGTCGGCAACCTCGACGGATGCCGAGCGCGCATGGAATTCATACCATTCTTCCGGCCCTGCCGCCGAATTGCCCTGGTCGGCGAGAACGATACGGCTGCGCAGCGCCGTATCCGTCTCCCCGGAAAGCCGGGTCACCCCATGATCGGCGGCGATGTGGTCGAGATCCGTCCCCGCCGCAAACGCGAGCAGGTTGGACTTCAGCACATCGTTGAAGGCTGCGCGCATCTGCGCTTCCTGATAGGCGTAGAATTCCATCTGCACCGCGAGCGGCTCGCCCTCGAGCGAGATGATGCCCGTCACGTCGACGCCATATTCGTCGAGCGCCCAGGCGGTAAAGCTCGCCGCCATCCGGCCAATGATTGCCTCGGCATCCACCGCGGCGATCATCACCGGGGCAGGAAGGCTTGAGAGATCAACCATGTTCAACCCGCAACGATCTGGCCGGCGCCCGACGCGCCGATGGTGAGTGTGACTTCGCCGGCCTCTGTCAGGTCGCCGAGATGTGCACGCGGGCGATAGGTGCCGCGGATGATCCAGGCCGAGTCGCCGGTCCGGTCGAGCGTCGTCATCGCGATCTGCTTCGGCACGAAGCGCGGCTCGAACAACAGGATGGTAATTGCGATCGCCCAGCGGAACTTCATGATCGTCTGAAGGTTCGCGGTTTCACCCAGCAGCGCCGGAAGCGGCGAGCCAACATATTCGCGCAGGACCCGCTCGAAGTAGCGTGTCGTCAGAAGAACCTCGATCGCCTGCGCGACCGATTCCCATCCGGAGTTCCAGAGGCCGGTGTGGCGGTCCATGCCGAACTGGGTCATGCCGCATACACCTTGTCCGAACCCTCGACGATCGGCCAGAGACCGGTCGAGGAACCACTTTGCACATGCACCTTGTCGCCGACCCGCGCGACGCGCTTGCCGCCGGAAGCACCGAGATCGACACGCCCGGCGAAAACCTGCGCCTCGTCGCCACCGCCGGTGAAGCCGATCAACCCACCGCCGAAGGACGACAGGATCCGCGCATCGAGCGCGCTGCTCGGCGCCGGATTGGCATTCGAAAACGTCAGCGGCACGGCAACCCCCTGTCGCATGTCGCCGAAGGGCGAGAGCATCAGCATCTGCTGTCCCTCGCTTGGCGGCCGCCAGGACTTCTCGGCGCCGGCGAAATCCGCCCAGGGCCGTTTCGGCGACAGGAATTCCGAGCCGTCCTCGCCGGCAAGCCGCAGCTGCACCCGCCGCGTCTCGCCGTCGACGGCATGAACCGTCCCGAAGCGCTGCATGCCCTGCACCGACCGGCGCAGGCTGCGCACCTCCTCGCGAAGGGCAAGGATGATTTGCACCAGGTCGCGGTCGCTCATTCCGAAACCTCGATTTCCCCGGCAATGTCGAGTGTGGTCGCGGTCAGCAGCACTTCCCCGCCATCGTCCGGCGTGCCGACGCCGATCAGCGCCGGCATGGCAGCGAGCGACAACAGACGCCCCTGGACAATCTGCCAGTCGAACAGCGCGGCGCCGACGTCCAGCGAGGCCGAGAGAATGGCCGAAAGGTCGGCATAGTCCGCAATCGTCGCCATCTGCGCCAGTCCGGCGCGCACCACGTCCATATCCGACTGCCCCGGATAGGGTTCGGCGATCGGCGCGATGGTGATCTCGACGATGCGGGCGGCATGCTTGCGGCCCGTCTCCGGGTCCGTCAGGCGAATGTCGCTCACCTTCCCCACATGGGGCACCAACTGGCGGAAGAGTTCCGCCCAGGCATTGAGCGGGTCGGACAGGGCAATCCGCCACTGACGATCGAGCAGATTGAGCGATGCCTCCAGCGCTGCGTCCGTGTCGCCGATTTCAAGCGCCTCCTCGCCCTCGACGATGGAAACGGTGACCGACTTGGCGATGGCGAGCTGCAGCATCAGCGTCATGGACGCGTCCGTGCGAAACAGTCCGTCGCCATCCTGGCTGATGCAATCCTCGATCGATACGGCAACGACCGGATGAACTTCGCCGTTCATGATCTGCGGCAAAGCCTTGATCAGGCTGTCATGCACGACCTCACCCGCAATGGTGCGCCCACGCAAAGCCTCGGTCACGGCCACCTGGATCAGCTGGCGAACGACCCCCATCAGGACACCCTCGACAGCCAGAAGATCACGACCGTCGAACCGTCCCGGCCCGGCCGCACGATATCGTAGACCTCGGTCACGCCTTGCGAGACCCGCGAGACATGGTCCCCGACCTGAGGCATCCAGGCCAGCGCGGCGCGGTCGAAACTGACCGTCGCGCTTTCCCCGCCAATCTTGGCGCGCTCCGCCGTAGAGCGCCCGCCCCCGAGCGAGAATTCCTCAGGATTGAAATCAAACCGCCCGAGAACGCCGCTCTGCTGCGAACGCGTGCCGTCGATCCCGCTTTTCAGGCGGCTGGACGCCATCGGAATGAGGGTGCACGGCTCGCCGAACACCTGCCGCGTCATAGACGGCAGGCGGGCGCGGGCTTGGGCGAAATCCATGGATCAGCCCTTGAGCGCAGCGAGCGCGGCCTCCGCCGCCTTCAGCTCGTCCTCGGCCGCGGCCTTGGCGACCATGTCGTCACCGGCCTTTTCGAGCTTGGCCTTTGCCGCGACCACCGCATCTTCGGCAGCCTTTTCAGCCGCAACCCTCTCGGTAGCCGCTTTGTCAGCCGCAGCCTTCTTTCCAGCCTTGGCGTCTTCCTTCGGCATTTCCGCCGCGACGGCGAAACGATCCTCGATCAGGTGGAGCCCGTAAGCCTCCGGGACTTCGACCGCCTTCATGGCAGCAACCTTCACGTCGGCCTTCTCGCCCAGCACCGAGGCGGGAATGATGCCTCCATGCGGGAAAGCAATGCAGATTTTCTTGGCCATCGGACCATCCTTTCCTGTTGCCGGGGGCCATCGGATGATGGCGCCTGGAAACAGGAAGCCGGGCGAACCCGGCCTCCTCATTGTCTGTAGCGTTGATCAGGTGAGCGTGAGCTTGCGCAGGATCTGCGGCTTGGTGCAGAGCGAAACCGCGTTCATCTGCACTTCGAGGTCGTAACCCTTCTTGTTCAGCTTCTCGATCGCGCGGGAATAGAACGGGATGCCCTTGGTGTTGACGGTCTCGTTGTAGTCGGCCGGCCCGAAGCGGGTGATGAACAGGTCGGGAACACCCTCGATGACGACGCGCGCCTCGTTCGCCGCGATATAGGGAGCACCCAGATCGGCCGTGGCCTTTGCCCCGGTCTTGTAGCGCTCCCACACTGCCCCGCCCCAGGTGTAGGAATCGGGAACATCGCGCCGCAGGACCTCGGCGCCGGAATTGTAGAGGAACGTATCGCGGACGGACTTGTGGCGCCACAGGAAGCGGTGGAAGTCACGGCCGGTATAGACCTTGATGCCGGAATATGGCTCGTCGAGACTGTCCTCGACCGAGTAGATCACATCCTGCCACAGCGAGGAAACGTCCGTCGCCTCGACGTCGAGTTCGAGGGATATGGCCGCCGGTACCGCCATCCCGAAGGCATTGAAGAGATCGATCAGGACCCCGCCGGACTTGGACGTGACGATGCCCTTGATGGCGCCGACGCGCTGGTGCTCGAGGGTCATGGTCAGGTCAGCCGCATGGCGCTGCGCCTTGCGGTTGACGCGGTCCTCGATGACTTCCAGCTGGTCCTCGGTGCCGAATGCGCGGACGTTCTGGACCTCGTCGGCCTGGATGCTGTCATTGCGCTGGTAGTGCTCGATCGCGAACGGAATCTTCTTGCGGGTCTCGTCGTCGACGGTTTCGCCGACGCCACCGCGCGCCGACGGCTCGACCAGGCCGAGCTTGCCGTCGCGCATTTCGATGCTGACGATCGTCGTGTTGACGCCGTCTTCGTCGAAAAGCCCGGAGGCGGAGATCTGTCCGGGACGGCCCGGCTCGGAATTCACGGCGGCCGTCAGGCTTTCAAGGCTGAAGGGATCGCCGGTATGGACATTGGGTGCGCTCATGGTCGTCGGTCCTCCTTAACGGGCCTTGATGTTGACGGCGCGAAGCTGGGTCAGCTTGGCGGCGCGCTTGGTGCTGTCATTGACGCTGGCATCGAACAGCAGCATCGGTTCCTTGGCTTCGGCGTCGTTGGTGACGCACACGACATCGACGTCTGCGTCGGTCGCGTCGACGCCGTAGCCGAGGATGGCGAGAGCGGTTTCGGCGCCCTCCTTGCCAACGACTTCGGCATTGGGGGACGGCACATACTTGCCGCCGACGGTGATCTTGCCGAGTACGGTTCCGGCTTCGAGAACGCCGGAGCCGGACGCAATCGTCAGGACTTCACGCGACAGATAGCCATTGGCCTCGGAAAGCAGGAAGGCGAGATTGCGCGCCTTTTCGGTAAACGTATCCATGTCAGGCTCCCTTCTGGGCGCTGCGGCGAGCGGCATAGATCGCCGACGGGTTGAGGCTTGCCTTGGTCTTCTGGTCGGAACCAGAAGCACTCGGCATGGCGAGATTGGCCGCAGCGGTGCGCTGCTGCTCATAGGTCAGCGCCTGGGCGGCGGGTGCCGCCGGAGCAACAGCTTCTGTCTGGGTCGCCGGGACATTAGCGGTGACGAAGGCGACAACCGCTTCGGCACTCATGTCAGGCGAGGCATTGGCCAGCTCGAGCGACGCGCTCATACGCTTGGCATCGCCCTTGATGCCATCGGCGCCGAGGACCGCGTTCATGCGGTCCATGGCAGTCTTGAAGCCGTCGGCACCACCGGAAGCGGCGGCAGCGACGGCGGCGAGAGTTCCGGCGGCAGCCTGAGCAGCGCCGGGCGCAGTCTGGATTGCAGACATGTCACCTCCGGTGTGTTGGGCCTCGGGTAGAGGCAGTTCGGTTGTGGACGCAAGCGCGCCCGGTTCATTCTCATCGAGAGAATCTGGGATCGCTCCGGGGCGCACGGCGGCCCGGATCGCAGAAATCAGGCTTGTCATCTTGGTCTCCTGGGATCAGGCCCGGTTTACTTCCCGGACGAAGGCCGCAAACGCCTCGTGCGGGTCTCCGATGGCGTCGGCGAGGCCCATCGAAACAGCTTCGGCGGCATCGAAAACGCCGGCTTCGGTCGAAAGCGCCTTGGCCTTGGTGATCCGCCCGCGCCGGCCCCTGGCCACTACCTCGGCAAAATCCTGCCGCATCAGTTCGGCCTGCGCCTGCCACTTCTCGGCCAGGTCGGCATTGAGCGGCTCGTACGGATTGCCGTCGGCCTTCTTCTTGCCGGCGCGGATGATGGTCAGGCGGATCCCTTCATTGTCCAACGCCTGCGAATAGTCGGCATGGATCATGATGACCCCGATCGATCCGGCGCCGCCGTAGCGCGGCATGACGATCTGCCGTGCCTGGGAGGCCAGCAGGTAGCCGGCCGAATAGGCGAAATCCGTCAGGATCG